TCAAGTGCCAATGATGGTACACATTATTTTAGACCAGTTTCAGCAAGGGCTGAAGTCTTTTGGAAAGAAAATAACTTTACTCAAAAGTATGTTATTGACAACACCGAAGATTATTATATTGTTAAAAGTGTAAATAGTGAGATAATTTGTAATGCGATACGTGAAGCTGATATGGATTTTACTAGTTAGTTTATTGCTAACTAATTGTTCCACAAATAGAACTACAATGGGTGCTGTGTTAGGTGGATCAACCACAACATCTGTATGTGTTGAAATGGGAGTTGATAATCCATATGCTATAGGTGCTTGTGCTTTGGTTGGTGCTTTTAAAGGCGCCGACCTTATGTACAAATCAGATTATGATGTTCACAATGCTGTGTTTGTAGATCATTTAAATACAGGTCCAGAAAAACAATCATATACAAATTGGTACAATACTAAAACAGGCAATAGTGGCATTATTAAAACAAGTAGCTCATATATGAAAGGTCCTTTTAAATGTAAAGACTATGACGCTACGGTAGATATTACACAACAATGGCCATTAATTGGTATTGGTAGTCCTAATAGAAGAGCTGTGTTTGGTACAGCGTGTCAGTTACCAGATGGACAATGGATTGAAAAAAGATGAAAATTAAAAAAGATAGTCATTTAAGAGATAGTTTGTTTTGGTATATTATTATTATAACAGTATTTTATTTTAGTGTAATATTTTTAGGTATATCAAAAGCGGAAGAGATTTTATATTCAAAAATTAAAACGATTGAACCAAATGAGGTCAATGGACAATATTGTTATGTTAAAGTTGAGATTAAACAAGAGGGTGATAATATTGTTAAAAAAGAAGTTTTGGAGTGTGCTGACGGTAAAAAAGGCATTGAAACACCAGGTTATTGGGAGTTATTTGCTCAATTTTATTATAGAGACACATCAGCTCCAGAATATTGCCGATACTATAGTCGGCCAAATCACGTCTTTAAAACACCAGGAAAGACGTGTTTAAAAATAAATGGTGAATGGGAGGTTAAATGATTAAGAATATAATCATAATCTCACTTATACTGATTATTGTAACTGGAATGTCTGGAAGTGAGTTTTTAGACTACATTTCAATGGGACTTGACAAATTACAAGATTTAGTATATACTGTAAAGAGTGAGGTAAATTAATATATGATGAAACAATTAAAAGTTGTAATGGTAGTTTGTGCTGGTTTATTACTAGCTAATTGCTCTTCAACTTACAATATAAAGTCTGAAAAAGGTAAGACTTTAAATCAAGTACCAAAATGGTATATGGCTGACTTTTCTGAAAAGAAAGCTTGTGATACTTCTACCTTTGGCAAAAATAAAGATAGAGAATGTATCTTTGGTGTAGGAACTGCTGTATCACCTGACCTTAATCTAGCAATAGAAAAGGGTATGATGATTGCTAAGGCAGAATTGGCCGACATTATCAAAGGTGAAATGAATAAATCAAGTAAACAATTCATAACTGAACTTGGCAAAACTAATACAAAAACAGTTGTTAGTGAAGTTGAGTCAACAATAGTAAACTTGATTAAAGATACACCTGTTAGAGGTTATGAAATCTTTGCTAAAGATGTAACTATGACGACAACTGGTTACTATAGAGCTTGGATTGGTTTAAGGTTACCAATGGGTGAGTTTAATAAGATGTATAACTATACCATTGAGGAAGCTGTTGACGCTTATAATTTAAAAACTAAGGCAAATATAGCTTACGAAAACCTTATGAAAAAGGATAACTCTAATGGAAATAATAGTTTACAGTAAAAATAACTGTGTTTATTGTGTAAAGGCCAAGTCTTTACTAAAGAATCTTGGCCTTTCATATACAGAAAAAAAAATGGAAGATTTTAAATCTACTGAAGCTATGTTAGAAGACATTGGTAAACAAGTTAGAACTATGCCACAAATTAAGATTGACGGAAAACTTATAGGCGGTTATAATCAATTGGTTGAGTTTTTTGCTGACCAAGGAAAGGTGAACTTTAAGGGTGAGATTATTAGTGAGTGAAGATGAAAAAATAATACACTTTCCTACGGATCGTATTGTTAGAAGAAACGATAAAATAGAAACTGTTGATCCTAAAGCAGCTGAAAAATTAAGAGATCAACAAACAAAACAGTTTGTAGAAACGGCTGTTGATGATATTAGTATGAACTTATTAAAACAATTATATGATTTGGCCGTTAAAACAGATAAAGCAAGTTTTACAAAAGACTTAGCTATCATAGTAGATTTAATTAGAGGTTTAATTTATAGAGATTTTGGTATGAAACATCCATCACAACAATTATCAGACAAGATGGTAAGTTTAAACATTTTAAAAGATGGTACACAAACAGCAAAGATTAATTACTCTTTAATATTAGAAAAAATAAAAGATACAAAACCATTAAGTAAAGATTTTAAAAACGAATTAAAGGATCTAAACGATCAAGCAGGTTTGTTTGAAGGAGATAGTTTAGATGACTAACAGAATTGCAAAAGCAATCGCCTTAGCAGGTTGTAAAATAGTTGATTTGAAACTAAAAAGGAGAATATAATGTTGAAATCATTACAAAACCTATTTGGTAAAGATGAATTAGTGAAAGTAAAAGTAGCTAAAAGAACTGCTGAAACAAGAGGCAGAAAATCTTTATCAAAAAAACAAAAAGTGCTAAACCTTTTATCTAAAGGAGCGAATGTAGCTTGGAAAACAATTAGAACTAAGTTTGACTTAGAATCACCAAGAGCTATGATTGATACTTTAAGAGCTGAAGGTTATATGATCTATGGTAATAAAGTTAAAGGTAGAACTTATTACAGATTAGGTACACCTACTAGAGCTATCGTAGCTGCTGGTATTCAAGCACTTTATGGTACACCGTTCAAATATTCTAATCACAAAGTAAGTATTAGAAAATCTGAATTAGCACCAATTAACTAATAAGTGAAGTGTGTGGCGTGATGCAAACACGCCACCTCTCTTAAAAAAATGACTGAATTTAAAAACGGAATATATAATACATTAAGAAGTTTAATAGGTACAAGTATAGGCCGTGCTTTCATTTATACTTTAGGCCACATAGTAATTGCTATGACTTGTAATAGATTAATTACTGGTGCTGAATGGGCATTAGCAGGCGCTGACGCCGTTATAGAACCAATGATAAATGGTGTATGGTATTATGTATTAGATAGAACTTGGAGTAAATATGGTAAATGATTTATACAAAATAATTAGACACATATTGCCAGAACTTTTTAATGAAGACAAAGCATTTAAGTCTATATTACCTAAAGTTACAAGATTTCAAATATTAACAATATTAGCTACAACTTGGGCATTTATATTTGCTCAAATGACAATGAACTTTTTACATTATGGTATTACACTAACAACTAGTATAATTGCTCACATATTAGTAATTGCTGGTATTATTTTTACAAGAAAAAGTTTAGACACGAAGTGGAACTTTAATGACTATCACAGCGTAGGTAGACAAAGAGCATATACTTGGGCAAGAGATAAACAAGGCAATCCTTACAAAGTACCATTAGACGCTAATGATCCAGGTGGTGAACACGAATGAGTTTAAAGTTAGTAAAATATAAAAAGAAAGATTGGCAGAATGTTGCTGATTGTATTAGAAGTGACCAAGTACCAGCTTTTGAAGTACAATTAATATTAGATACAAATCCAAACTTTGCTAAATGGTACAAGAAAAAATATTTAAAGAATGATACTCGTAGACCTTAATCAAGTTTTAATATCAAACCTTATGGCTCAGGTAAGAGGTAAAGGTGATGTAAAACCAAATAAAGAAATGATAAGGCATATGGTGTTAAACTCATTAAGAGGTTTTAATGTAAAGTTTAAAGAGGAATATGGTACAATGGTATTATGTTCAGACGCTGGTGATCCTTGGCGTAGAGACTTTTTTCCACATTATAAACACAGTAGAAAACAGGCCAGACTAGATGGCCCTTTTGATTGGGATAATATCTTTAGTATTATTACAGAAATTAAAAATGAAATTGCTAAAAGTTTTCCTTATATAGTAATGTACGTTGAAAATTCCGAAGCAGATGATATAATAGCCACACTTGTAAAATTAAGAGAAGAAAGTAAGTATTTAATTATTTCGGGTGATAAAGACTTTATACAATTACAACATTATGGTGATGTATACCAATGGTCACCATTTTTAAAGTCTTATATTGGCGAACAAGAAGACCCTATTAAGTTTTTAAGAGAACAAATAATAAAAGGTGACAGATCAGATGGTGTACCAAATATATTAAGTGATGATGATGTGTTTGTAAAAGGTGAAAGACAAAAACCTATTACTAAACAAAAGTTGGAAGAGTGGTCAAATATAGAAAACATACCATTAGGGTCAGAAACCAAAAAGAACTTTAATAGAAACAAGAAGTTAATTGACCTCTCTCAGATACCAAAAACGATAGAGGAAAACATTATAAATACATTTAGAAGCTATAAAGTGCCTGACAGGTCGCTACTGTTACCATACTTTATAGAAAATAAATTGAAGTCAATGATTGAAAATATTAATGACTTTTGAACACATATATATGGAGTAAATAATGGAACAAACAAAAACAAATCCAAACCTAATTAGTAAAAGAACTATGACGGCTATGGCCAGCACGAGTGGTAGTGGTGGTGAAACCTTACACGAGATTTTTACTAAAGTCAATAATGCTAAAGATAAACCTAAGAAGATTGAAGTATTAAAAAAATACGATCAACCTTATCTTAGACAAGTTTTAAAAGCAGCTTTTGATCCAAACATAACTTGGGATTTACCAGAAGGAACACCGCCTTATATTAGAAATGAGGCACCTTTGGGTACTGAACATACGTTTTTAAAGAATGAGACAAGAAAGTTATACCTTTTTATTAAAGGTGGTGACAACTCTCTTTCTAAGACTCGTAAAGAAACCTTGTTTATACAAATGTTAGAAGGCCTACATCAAAGTGAGGCTGAACTACTAATAAATGTAAAAGACAGAAAATTAAACAAGGTCTATAAAGGTCTAACAGCTGATATGGTAAAAGAAACCTTTGGCTGGAATGACAACTTTTTAAGAGAATCAAAGTAATTATCTCTATTTTTTAGGGTGTGACAATCACACCCTATCAAAAACCCTTATTTTTCAACACTTTTTAACGCTTGACTTCTTAGTCAGTTTATGTTATCCTAAATAATATAAAGGAGAATATATTATGAAAAAATACTTGATAACATTAGCAATTATCCTTGCTACATTATGGTTTAGTTTGACGAGTTTTATGAACTCGGTTATGGCTAATGAATACAACAAGGCTGTGATAGGCCACGTGATACAATCAAAAGTTAACGGTACAAATGTTGATGTATCTAAATTGATGGAACAAGAACTTGAAAAAGTTGCTCATCAATTTGCTTTACAATCAATCGTTATATTACAACAATACTTGCCTACAGTTATGGAAGGCGTATTAGCTGATATGAGACTAAAAGCAGACAAAGAATATAAGTGTGCTTTATTAAAAGATACTAAAATTAAAGACGATTGTAAATAATAATTATGAGCGTTATTGAACAGATACACAGTATCTTACAGGTGATTTATACATTTATACCAAAAGACATATTTTTAATTATTATGGTCTGTTTGGTTTTTATAATATACTTATTTTTTAGAGAGGTATTTAAGAAATGGATAAGTCAAAAATTAAAACAAAACTCAAAAGAGAACTAGTGTCTAATAGGAAGTATAAAACAACCTATAAAGACATTAAGTATTATTTTAATTTAATTAATAGGACGGTGTTTAAAGGTAAACTATCACCTTTTAATGATATTAAAATAAAAAAGATTTACAAAGACGAGTCCAAAAAACATTGTTATGGACAAGTCATAGCTTGGGAATATCGTAGAAAAGGCACAAGAGTTTATCATTTAGAAATGTTGCCTTACTATAGAAACAAAAAGGAATTTGTGGACACTTTAGGCCACGAAATGGTACACCTATATCAAATGGCCAATGTAGGTGATACTGGTAATCATAATAAACTGTTTTACAGTTTTAGACCAAAGTTAAATGAAATCGGCCTTGATTTATAAAATGGAGAGAAGTGATGGCAAGAAGACAGGTAAAAGAACTAGACCCTTATTTAAAGGCTAGAATAGGTGAGGCAGTTATACAAGTTAGAGAACTAGCTAAACCAAGTAATAAGTCAGGTACACAAAGAGTATATTATGAGGGTAATTGGGTAAAAGATATTCATAATAACTTTACAGATATACAAGCACAAAAAATATTTGATAATGTGTCTCAATATAGAGACAAATTAGATTTCTTTCAAAAAAAGCTAGATTATGTTTATGATGATGTAGATGAAAAACCTATACAAGCTTACGAATATATAGCGAGGGTTAAGTGAAAGCAAAAAATAAAATATTAAGAATTGTTTCCATATGTATGGTTGTTTTATTAACAACTTATATAACAGGAACTTTCTTTCCAAATCCATACACAAAACATTTAATTAAAAAAGAAATAGAAGAATATTATACCGATTGGGCAAATAAATTAGGTTTACAAGAGCCAGCCTTTGAATATAATAATGATATTCAATTTGTTGCTGCTGTTCGTAAATGTGTTGATTGGGTTAACTTTGAAACACCTAGGACTGAAAGAGTACCTATGGAAATGATTGTGGCACAGGCCGCTTTAGAATCAGGTTGGGGTACTAGTCGTTTTGCTGTAGAGGGTAATAATCTATTTGGTATTAGAACTTATGATAAAACTGTACCACATATGTTATTAGAAGGCCGTACAAAGTGGAAAGGTTGGGGTGTTAGAGTATTTCCTACAAAATGTCAAGGCGTACAATTTTTTGTAAAACTTTTAAACAATCACCCAGCATATGAGGAGTTTAGAGAAGTTAGAACTAAAATGTTAGTTTTAGGACAACCACTTGATCCTAAAGTTTTAATTAAAACATTAAAAGCATATTCAACAACAGCTGATTATGCTGAACGAGTTAATTATATAGTAGATAGTATTAGAGAACAAGAAGAAGCTGCTAGTGAAGTAATAATACACACAAAAGAAGATTCAAAAGTATCTAATGTTGTACCAGAAAAGAAACCAA